TCCACCGTGGTTCGCTGGATGACAAAGCTGTCAACGGTCCCCTGGAAATTGTGAAATACCGTGCATACCGTCCGGGCCAAATCCTGGGCCACTTTCGGCGTCGATGCACGGCAACTAATTTGATACCTCGGCGATTCAACCACTCCCCAATGCAGCGGGATATAACCCACCTCGAAGTAGTTGATGCACGGTGCGCTGCCGGCCGGTCGCATCCCGTGATAGATACGTGTGCTCGTGACTGCGGTAACCGCCGTCGTCGCAAGCAGCTTGAATCCAATCGCCTCATAGATATCACTCGCGCTCATCGCGTCCCGCCAGCCGCAAGCCGACGCCGTTTAGCCCGCGCTCTGCGCCGTTTGTTGATAACCCGCTGCCCGGCCCGCTCCGCGTCCGCCAGGGTCGCGTTGAAATTGGAGTCCACCGCCGGCCGTAAATACGGATGCGCCGGTTCAAAATATGTCCCATATTCCACAAAACGAGCCCAGTAGACATCGGTTTCTTTGCTCCCGCCCTTAGTTCCGGCAAGCACCCATGCGCCAGGAAGCGCGGTCTCGTAATCTCCAGTCGCGGCCCCATGAATGAATCTCTCAACCCCCGATTTCTTTCGCTTGCCCTTCGCTTTGATGGTGTCGCGCAAATGCTCCGGTATACCCGGACCAACCGGCACAAGTGAGATGGCTTTGTCTGCAATCCGCTCGGCACTCCCAATCATGGCGTCCTGCATCTCTTTGTACATGTCGCGGGTTATTACCCCGCCATTCCAAATACTCGCGGTCTCGATAGTCTTAATCATGTTTCTACCAATTCCCGCACCATTAACTCCATATCCTTGTGCCGCTCAAGCGGGTCAATCACGCTCAGAATCTCAAACGTCCGGCTCCCAAAATACAGCTGCATCGTCGCGTCAATCCCGGCGTAGTACCGCATGCGAAACCGCCCGGTCGTGTCACTGTTTTCCAGCCCGCTTGCAACCCACTCCCGGCCCCGCAGCGGCTCGAGCGACCCCCAGCATACCGTGACCGTGCCCCAGGTTGTCGTCACCCCGCCATAGCCGTCCTCGGTATGCGTCGGCTGTTTTATCCAGCACCGATGTCGCAACCGCCCCGCGTTCATACCGGCCAAATCCTGTCCAACCCGAGCAATGCATTCGCGCCAAACGATTGCCGGCGAATCCAGTCCGGACTCAGTTGCTTTACATCGGAGTCTTCCCGGTGCTCATACATATCGCCGATAATCAGCTTCATGGCCTGCCGCACTTCCACCGGCACCGTACTTGCCACGCTTCCGTAGCCGGCGAGGAATTGTATTTCCACACCCTCATTTGGCCGCAGCGTTGCCGAGGGCCATACCTCGCCATAAGCAAGACATAGCATCCCCGGCTCGCTGTTGGTTGCCGCGTAGTAGTTCCCCGCCGTCATCGTTGTAGCCGTGCCGCCGGTCCCGTAGTATTTCACATGCGTAATGCTGACCAACGGTGGGCGCGGAATCTCGATGCATGACTCCGAGGGAAACCCGTCCAGTATCAGGTTCCATGTCTGATGCAGATATGCACGGCCCTGCACTTGTTCGCAGTACCGCCTTGCAGCGGTCAGAAACGTAAGCAGTACCGTGTCCTCTGCACCCGTGGACGTCTCACTCAGTCGGAGATGGTCTTCGATTTCCTCAAGCCCGAGCGGTTCAACGGTCGGGGCGGTAACGATTGTCAACGGCATCACGCAACCTTTGCCATAGTCGGCGCAGTCGCCTACGTTCCGGCCCGGTCACGGCCCGTTCGTGCGGGCCGCTCGTTGCCGTCTCATAACGCGGCGTCCTGTATTCAGGCGGGGGACCCGTAGGCCCCCGCTCAGTGCCCACCGTTAGACTATTGCCGTGGCGGTGATGTCTTCCTGATACCTGCCACCGGACAGAATCGCAACCGCCGAGGCCAGCTTTGCCGTGCCAGGGTCGGTAATGTTCAACTGCACATACGGTGACCCGTCTGACAGCTCGTCCGCGTCCAGTTCAATCACCGCGAACGATGCCGTCCCCGCCGCAATCGTGATGGTCGATGCCCATGCCAGAGCTGCATCCAGCGTGTCACCGTTGGCGGTCGCTTCCTGAGCAAACCGGAATGTAACCGCCGTCCTGCCGCTCCCGGCAAATGAAGTGCATTCGCCGAGCGATATGGTACAACCGGACCCTGCGCCAAAGCTCACAAAGATGGACGCGTGCGCCCACGTATCCATGAGGAACGTGTCACTGGTCGCGGCCGCGCCAAGCGACTGCGGTGCGAGCAACTGAACCACATGGCCCTGTTCTGCAACAACAAATCCTTTACTCATCTCTCACCTCCCGCTTACGTCGCAACCGTGACGAACGGGCTCTGCGTGTTGCTGCCCTTGTATGGCGTCAGTGCCGATTGCCACAACGGTTGACCGTCCACCCGCATTATGAATCGGAAGGCGGTTTCGTCCGTTGTAAACTGCACGTGAATGCTCTGAGCCGACCGCATGCCGCCCTTGGTAATGGTCACGTACTGCGTCAGGTCCAAATACATCAGGTCGCCAACGGTGCCCGCAGTGCTCGCCGTTTCCACATAATTGACCCGCTTGCCAAGCAGTGTGTCATATGGCGCGTTGGCAATCTGTCCGCCCGGCATCCACAGATTTTCATATCCGGCGTCGTTCGATGTCATTGACATCAGATTCGGCAGACAATCAACGTTGGTGTACCATTGTGCGTTCATATGGCTCGAAGGGAACATTCTTGCATAGGTGCCAAGCACGTCCGCGTCATTCAGCGATCCGGTCGAGCCCCGCGTGATGCTCACAATCGATGGGCCGTTCAAAACGCCCAGTGGTTGGCCACTGCCGGTTCCACGAATTACCGCGTCATCAAGCTTGAATGCGAACTCTTCCTGGAATCCCATGCTGATGATTGCCTCAAGCGCCGATGCGTCCTCAAGCAGTTCGTCGGTCGCATAGGCCAACCCGGTCAACTTTTTCAAGCTGAGCTCAATCATCATGAAGTTTGGCTTGGAGGCCGTAAGCGTTCCCGCTTCCTGCGCCCAATATGCCCGAATGCCGCCCCAGCGCGAACCGTCCGCCCGTGAGGTTTCGTCAATCCCCGGAATCTTCAGACCGTTTGACCGGCCCGATATCGGGATATTCCGGCATTTTTGCCAAATGGATGACGCCGAATATGCCTTCTGAAAAAGGTCATTCGAGTAGTCATCCTGGACCAGAAACCCGCCCAATGACGGCGTGCTTTCGGCCGCACCGGTCGGTGCCCGCAATTCACGGTCGCCAAACGTTAGCCGCTGGTCATAAACCCCCGTGGCAAACTCGCCAAGTTGCCCGCCGCGAGGCATGCTTGCCGCCGCAACTGCCTGGAGGTATTCGCCGAAACTGCGGAAGCCCTTTTCCTGGTCATCCGGCTCGTCCTGCTTTGGCCTTTCGCGCTGTGGCGTCTTGATGCTCTCAAGCGCCCGCTCCGACCTGTCCAGAATGTCCAGTTCTGCGGTGATTTGCTCAATCACGTCGCAGGCAGTGTTCACGGCCTTGAGGTCTTCGGCGGTCTGTTCCTCTTTGGCCCGCAACTCAATAAGGCGCTTCTCTGCCTCTTCAAGCTGCGTTATAAGGTCCTCTCTCTTTTTCATTAGAAGACTCTCCTCTTGAGATGTTTCCTGATTGCCATTTCCGCGATTCGTGCCCGCATCAGGGTGGACACAAGGTCCGGCGCTAATTCGGGAGTCGGGTGCTCGTGGTCGTCGGCCTCCGTGAGCGGCGCGGATTCCTCCGGGTGCTCTGTACCGTCTTCCTCTGTGAGCGGCGCGACATTATCCGGAATGTGGTTTTCCAGGATAGCTATGGTCGAGCGAATAAGCTCGACGTCCGTATCTATGACGGCCCCGCGCTGGCCCCGCAAGAGGGCCGTGCTGAGGGCGTCGTAATCGATACCCAATTCATGTAACCGCAACTTTACATTTGTCTGCTTATATGCAGGAAATGTAACAGGCGAGACATCAAAAAGTTTGACTTCTATAAGTTCTCTTTTTCGCCAGTCGTCGGTCCATTCGTCCCGCACCGTCTGAAATCCAAAACTGTTTTGCGTGATGTCTTTGCGTTCGATGGATACCGCAAGGTCGCGGGCATAGGATGTGTCGGGCAGGTCGGCGTCAAACTCAAGCCCCTTGTTATCCTCGGAAAGTCGGAGCGTATTATTTTTTGTCCGGCCGAGAATCATATTCGGGTCGTGATTGAAAAGCGCCCTTACGTCGCCGTCAACTATTGTCTTGGCAAACGCGCCCTGCTGAATGCGTTCCTTGAATCCGCCGAGGTCTTCACTCCATACATTGAATAGCGCGGCGTAGCCCGATATTTTGCGCTTCTCAAAATCCGCACGGATTTCGTCAACGACAACATAGCGCCTTTCAAAAAGAGATGCTTCCTGTATGTTCATCGCAGCCCCCCGCAAAAGAAAACCCGACTCGCCCGTCAATTCGGGCAGGCCGGGTCATGCGGTCGCTGCTCTTTCGCTCAATGCCGGATTTTCAAATAGCTCTATACATTATACTCGGTTATTCGCAACGATGCTATATCCGAACCGAGCTTGATATCAATCTGAATTTGGACGTTTGAATCATATAATCGAGCCAATTCCAAGGCCTCGGCTTTCAGATTCTCCACGACGCCTTTCTTGATAACAACCGTCTCCGCCGTCATAATCATTTCGCCAGCCTCAGGTTGTTCTGCTGCGGCTCCGCCGTATCCACCGGTTGTGATGCATCGCCCATATTCAACGGCCGCCAGTACATCTCGCCAGCAAGCCCGCCGATTGGGTTCATGTTTTCAAGCCCGCGTATCTCGTCCCCATTGATGGCCCCGGCATTCCGCATCAGATTGTATCCTTCCAACCGACTCTTGAAGTCCCCGCGCAGGAGACCGTCAAGGTTGAACTCCGCGAATATTTGCCGCCGCTCATCCTCGCGTAACAACTTCCATGCAACATGCTGCTCCCACCGCACCGCCCACGGTCTGATGGTATGCACCGCAAACTCGAAAGCTCTTTCAGCATATGCGGCGGGATATTGAATATCCGCGCTATCTCGCCGATTTGGAATATCTTCGATTCAAGGAACTGCGCGTCCTCGAGCGGCATGCCCATCTTGACAAACTTCATGCCCTCTTCGAGCACCATCGTCGTATGGGATTGCGATAGGCCACTGCGTTTTTCTTTCAAATCTTTGACAAGCCGTTTGTGCGCCTCATCAGAAAGCCGCCCCGGATGCTCGAGCACTGAGCCGACATTCGTGCCTTGTCCATAAAACCGCGCCTGAAACTCATCCATTGCGAGACCCAGGCCAAATGTCTCGCGGGCTATCCTGATAACCGAGTATCCAATCCGGCCGTCAAACCCGAGGCCCGGAATATGCAGCATGTATTGAGCGGGGACCATCCGGGTCGCGGCATCTTCGCGCACCTCGTAATAGATGGCCCCGCCCGCATCACGCTTCACATGCACCGCCGCAGGATTCCACGGCCACAGTTCCAGCGGCCGGCCGAGACGGTCTGG